ATGACATTCCAACAGGCGAGTACGAAGTATGTCCTAAGTGTTTCGGTGATGGTTGCGAACGGTGTGAGCAAGGCCTTGTTGATGTGACAGGCACATTTAAGGTTCCTGATTTCGGAGACGAGTAATGCGCGCCTGTGAATTGTATGAAGGCGGCTGGCAATCTACAGCTACGCAAAGCACTAAGATTACGCCATCAACCGTTAAGGCGGTGCTTGAGCACGTTAAGCAATTCACAAACGACTTCAACAAATACCTAAAAACGCAAGGTGTCAATCCTGTCAAGATGGGCCACCCTACTGGATCGTCTGCGTATTATAAAGTAGACACCGAAGACAAGGTGTATGGCGATATCGATCTACAAATGATTGCCCCTGCACAGGAAGGCACGACTACGAGCCAGCTCGCAAACATGTATAACAAGCATATGGACGAGTTTGTAGCAACTACTAAGCCTGCATATATTCACTACGAAGGCAAGAGCCTCGCAGGGCATCCGATTTTCAAACTAAACAAAGACGTCTTCGTGCAAGTTGATATGCTATGGGCATCGGAACCCGAGGCAGATTGGGCACGTTATCGCTCAACGCCAGAGCGTGGCATTAAAGGCCTTGTATACGGCAGCATTTACAGCAGCCTAGGCAACGTATTAGAGATGAGCATACAGAGTAGCGGCGCACAGATGAAGATAAAAGGCGGCGAGCCTGTTAATTTTGCTCGCAGTCGCAAAGTAGATTCTGTCGATACACTATCATTGGACCAAGAAAATTTCGGCATAGACATTTTGCGTGAATTGTTTGATCGTGTATATCCATATACCGCATCTGGCGCTATGCAGATTGCTAAAGAGCTAAAACAGAATCCGGGCATTGACAAAAAGAATCTTAAAATGTCGCGACTTATTTCTGTCGTGCGAGGATTAGGAAGAAGCTTTGAGCTAAACGACATGTTTGGCAAGTATAATCTAAAAGGTATAAATTCCTATAACGAATACATTGAACGCTTTATGGCAGATATGACTGCTAAAACAGAAGCAGCAAAGACAGCTAAGAAATTCGACAAAGCACAAACACCTGAAGCGAAAGAAAAGGTGGAACAGATCCGCAAACAAATTGACGACGCAATGTCGCAAATTAAAGAACTCGTTTACGCTTGACAATTTCATAAATTCCTGCTATAATTGCGTAAACAATTATTAGGACACTCTCTTCATGCTTATAGGAATACTCGGACGCATCAATTCTGGTAAAGATACCGTTGCGAGAGAACTCGTTGAGACATACGGCTTCAGGCAAGACAGCTTTGCATCTACACTAAAAGACATTACAGCACAAATATTTGGTTGGGACAGGGAATTGCTATCTGGCGGATCTGTCGAGAGTCGTGCATTCCGCGAAGAAGTAGATGAGTGGTGGGCAGAACAGCTTGGCATGCCTAACTTCACTCCTCGCCTAGCACTTCAGTTGATCGGTACGGATGTATTTCGCAATAATTTCCACACAGACATTTGGGTCCTCAGCGCAATGCGCCGCTATAAAGAAGGCGAGAATGTAGTGATCAGCGATGCACGTTTTCCTAATGAAGTGCAAATCATACGCAGTCTAGGTGGACACATTATACAAGTGGACCGCGGCGAAGAACCTGAGTGGTGGCCTATAGCAAAAGAGGCAGCAGCAGGACACGAACCCGGCATTGTTGCAATGAACGACCACTATAATATACATGCAAGTGAGTGGGCATGGGCAAATGAAACTCCCGACGAGCTAATTCACAACGATGGCACGTTAGAACAGCTATACAGCATGGTAGGACTACTGAATAACAAGTATCAATTTTAGTTTCCTAGATAAATAACAGTATGAAACTTACTGATATCGACGAAAACCTAGCCGAAGCCCAACCTGCAGGCATTCTTGCTCGCATGGGCACCAAACTAAAGAAGCACACGCCGTTCAATAAGGCTGCTCGTGACCGAGCCGCCGGTGAGGAAATTACGCAACAGGCAGCTAATGAGGTTGCAGGTGCATTTAATACGTGGCTCGGTAAAGCAAAGGCGTCGGGTGTCAATCCTAAAGCACTTACCGTTGCAAATCTTATGGATTTCTTTCAAGAAGAGGGCTATGCTAAGACTGCTGAGCGAGTTATCAAAGCCGCAGCAGAAAAGAAGGCACCTAAGCAAGTTGAGCAACCATCGGAAGATGAACCAAAAGCAGGTACAGACTATACGGATCAAGCTAATGCGCAGTTAGCTAAGAACAAAAAGAAAGGTCCTTCGCAAAATGTACCGGGGTACGGACAGGTCAACATCAATACTGAATCGCTAGAAGCGCGCCTAGCAGCAATGCTAACAGAAGCTGGCGAAGAGCAAGAAGTTACGTTCAACCCTAAAGAAGTGAACAAACTAATTATGCAGATTATCGGCACTGTTCACAAAGAGAAGCCTAAAGCACTTGCAACAAAAATCGAAAAAGACGATACCGAAGCAAGTACAACAGACACAAGCACTATATCAGACGAAGATATTGCCCGTATTAAGCAACGATTAGATAAGTTCGGTGATGACTTAGAAAATACATTACGCTCAAAGATCGAAGACAAAGGACTTGAGAAGGATGTCATCGGCGGCGTCCGCGGCCTTATTGCTGATATAGCAGACGATATCTACTAACAAAATTCCTTTATATAACGATAGATAGATGCGCGAGACACTTCATAGTGTTTTGCTAATTCGCTTATCTTTTTTCCATTGCTGTATTCATTAGCAATATGCTTCCTAACAGCCTTTGCGATTGCCTTTGGTTTAGGCCTTCCGCATTTAGCACTTAACTTTTTACGTATTGCTTGTCCGTGTCGTGTGTCGTAAAAGTCACGCATACGCTTTGAACGTTTCTCAAGCACTTCCTTACCTTCGTCTGTCTTGTAAAACTTTTTGCAAGACTCGCTAATCTTCTCGTTATGCTCTTTTGTGCGTGATTTTGTGCTATGATGCGGGCTGACTTCCACAGGATCGGTTGTAACAAGGTTCTCGATATCATTAAAAGATGTTATTTTATCTAAACCGCTCATAAATTCCTGTATGTGATAAATATCACTATAGTCCAATTGGACATATTTATACATATTATTTATCTAAGGAGAAAAAGAATGGCCCTATTATCCCCAGGCGTGCAGGTGAGCGTGACGGACGAGAGTTTCTCGACTGGCGCAGGACCAGGTACAGTACCGCTTGTCTTTGTTGCTACTAAGCAGGATAAGACAACACCAGACGGTACAGCGACAGCAGTAGGTACGACAGCAGCCAACGCAAACAATCTTTACCTAATCTCTAGTCAGCGTGAGCTACTACAGACATTTGGTAACCCGGACTTTAACGAAGTCGGTGGATCAGCACAGAACGGCTACCCACTAAACGAATACGGTTTGCTTGCTGCATATTCCTACCTAGGACTTGCTAACCGCGCGTATGTAATTCGCGCAGACATTGATCTAGCAGAACTAGATCCACTATCAATTGCACCAACAGGCGATGCGGTAGGCAACACTTATTGGGTTGATCTAAACGAGTTTACGCCTGGTTTGTTTATATCGGATGCATCCAGTAATTGGACAGCAGTAGACGTAGACGTAATAGTTAACCCTAGTGCTACAGCGTTTGATACATCTAGCAATGTAAGCGGACGCCAAGTAGGCGACATAATTGCAGTATTTTATCCAGCAAGCGTAGATGCAACGACGGGTGTTCACCTAGAATACTATAACTTTACATCGGGCGGCACCTGGGCTAAACTAGACGGCGGCGCACTAGCTAATGAGATATACCAGTCTCCGCACTATACAGTACCTACCGGTACTGCTGGCGACCTTTGGTTGAAGACAACTACACCAAACAGTGGTTTAAGTCTCAACCTTAAGCGTTATGATGCAACACTAGCGCAGTTTGTTGACTTAGGTACAACGCCAATCTTCCAGAATCCAACGGCGTATTACGCATCGTCGGGTGTTACATCATCAGCAGTAACAGCAGGCACAGTAGTAGGTTTTGTTGATTCGACAGACAACAGTGTGTCGGGCGAAGATGTACTAGACGTTGTATTCCAGTCCCACAGTGGTGCAACAACAACATCAGCAACAGGTACAGCAACACCAACATTTGTTAACATTGCAGCACTAGACTCGATCGACATTACGCTCGGTGCAGGCGCGGCAGTTACGGTTGCATTTACGGGTGCTGAAACTACAGTGGACGAACTAGCAACAACAATTAACACTGATGCAGACGTTATTACAAACGGCAATATTGTCGCAAGCAGCACAACACTTACGGGCGGCGCAGAAGTACTAGTAATTACTGCTACTAACGGAGCAGACGTAACACTTGCTAATAACGTTAATACTCCACTAGCAGAAATGGGTTACGGTTCCGGTGGCACATATTCAAACTTCAGTGACCTAGACTCAGTATCTGGTGTAACATACGCAGCATCACTAACAACACCTGCAGGCGATACAGCATACGGTACATACTGGTATGACGCAAACTTTAACGTAGACCTACTTGTTAAAGATGCAGCTGGCACAGGTTGGATTGAAGTTGCAGGTACAGTTTCCACGCAAGCAGACGCTCCGACTTCACCATCGAACGGTGACATTTGGGTTGAAACAGATTCAGGCACATCGTATCCGGTAATTTACCGTCGTACAGCAGGTGCATGGGTACTAGTTGACAACACTGACCAAACATCACCACTAGGTATTATCTTTGCCGATGCACGACCAACTAACTCATCAGCGGCAACTAACGGCGTTAACAACGGCGGCGGCAGTGATCCAGATCTAGACAGCGATGCTCCAGATCCAGCACTGTATCCAGGAGGCACACTCCTATGGAATACACGCTACAGTGGACGCAACGTTAAGGTATGGACGCAAGACGCAGCTACAACAGATGTATCGGGACTAGTTTCCGTTGATCGTTGGGTCAGCGCAAGCGGCAACAACCTAGACGGTAGCTTAATTACTGGCGCAGCGGCACAGAAGAAAGTTGTTATTAACGCAATTGCAGCAACAATCACTGCAAATGAAGATGTACGCAATGACACAATCTTCTACAACCTAATTGCTGCACCTGGCTTCACTGAGCTAATGGACGAAATGCTAACTCTAAACACTGATCGTAAGGAACAGGCGTTTGTAATTGGCGACGCACCATTCGGACTATCTAATGCAACGACAAGTTTGCAAGCATGGTCATCTAATGCTAACAATGCAGCAGGCAACGGCGACGACGGACTAGTAACAACAAGTCCTTACTTGGGTGTTTACTACCCATCAGGCCTATCTACTAACGTAGACGGCAGCGAAGTAGTTGTTCCTGCAAGCCACATGGTACTACGTCAAATGGCGTTTAACGACCAGGTTGCTTATCCTTGGTTTGCACCAGCAGGCTTCTCACGTGGCACAATTAGCAATTCATCCGCAGTTGGTTACTTGGATAGCGAGGACGAGTTTGTAACAGTTGCGCTGAACGCAGGTCAGCGCGACACGCTATACACAAACAACGTTAACGCTATTGCAACACTTCCTGGACGAGGCATTGTTATTTGGGGACAGAAGACACGTAACCCAGTAGCAGGTTCGCTAGACCGTGTAAATGTTGCACGTCTTGTTAACTACATTCGTTACCAATCAGACCTGTTGGCACAGCCATTCTTGTTTGAGCCTAACGATACAGTAACACGAGATGCAGTTAAAGAAGCGTTTGACTCGTTCCTAGCAGAACTTGTTACACTACGCGGCGTAACTGACTTCCTGGTTGTTGTAGACGAGAGCAATAACACGCCAGCACGTATTGATCGCAACGAACTTTGGGTAGATATTGCTATACAGCCTACAAAGGCAGTAGAGTTTATCTTCATCCCAATTCGACTACGCAATACCGGCGACGATCTAAACCTATAAGGCTTAGTTGGACCCACACAGAGCCCTGCTTCGGCGGGGCTTTTTTACGGCTTGAAAATATTTTTAGACAAAAGTGATAAATAATAGTGATATAGTTACTGCTCAACAGGAGAACTTTAAATGGCAGATTTAAGCAAATTTGGTGTACCGCTAGACGGAGATAAGCAAGGCATTTTACAGCCTAAGCTGATGTACCGTTTCCGCGTCGTGTTTCAGAATTTTGGCACCAACAACAACCTCAGAGAGCTAACTGCAAACGTTCAGTCGGTTACACGCCCAGACATTACATATGCCAAGGGTGAAGTGCATTCGTATAATTCCGTAGCATACTACTCGGGCAAACATGCGTGGGCACCGATTACACTAACGGTACGTGATGACATTACAAATGCTACTACTTCGGCTGTTCATTCGCAGGTACAGCGTCAGCTAAACCACTACGAACAGATTGGTCCTGTAGCAGGAACAAACTACAAGTTTGGTATGCAAATTCATACGCTTGACGGCACAAATGCTGAAGAGACAGAAAGCTGGCAGCTAGACGGATGCTTCTTAGAGCAAGTTACCAACAACGAATTCAACTACACAGATACTTCGGGTCACATGCTTATTAGTATGCAGATCCAGTATGATAACGCAACTCTACTTAGCGGTCCTAATGATAACGATGGTACTACTGTCGGTGGCGATCCATTCCCTAACTTGTCGGATGGATACACTGGTGGTACGAGCATCGGTTAATAGAACTTTAATAGGATAACAACGTGCCAGATGGAATCTTCGGAGGTATCTTCGATCAAAACGTACACTTACGAGATTCGAGACATGCAGCTGAAGCATATGGTTACAACAAATCGGATCTTAGTAATGGAACACCTCGACTCAAGTTCGAGTTTTTCCTACGGTTTAATTTTAACCGCGACCTAGATACTTACGTTAGAAAATTCCTTACTGAACCCGATCAAGAGGTTATTACGACAGCAGTCAAGTCGGTTACGATGCCCGGAATGACAATGGGCACGGAAGTTTTAAATCAATACAACAAGAAACGCATCTCACAAACAAGCATAGATTATTCACCCGTCAACATTACGTTACACGATACTGTTGAAGGACGTTCTATGCGCCTGTGGGAAATGTATTACGAGTATTACTTTAAAGATGGCGTTGCTTATGAGAAACTTGGCGAGGGCGGCTCGACAGAGAGCAGAGGATTTTTTGAAACATTAATCCGTGGTCCTGCAGGAACCGAAGCACCTAAACTTAATAAGCGCGAATACGAAAATGATATTATTCGCGACAAGTTTAACGACAACTACGGTTACAACCTATCACGTGTCGGAAACAGCAAATACCTTATCGACAGCATAGATATTTTCCAGGTACACGGCGGACGCTTCTCGCGCACGACGCTTGTTAATCCACGCATCGCCAGCTTTGCACACGATACATTAAGCTACGAAGACAATGTTGGCTTGGTAGAAATGAATTTCGGTTTTGTATACGAGGGCGTTGTTTACGCAAACATTAATGAGCGTCTTTCGGATCGAGAGCTAGAACGCTATCGTTACGGCGACTTTTGGGAGATGGCGAATCTTATTACTATTCGCACTCCTGTTAACGGACGCAAAATCGAAAGCATTCCTAAGCCTCGCGTAGATACGTGCGGTGGTGGTGTAATTCCGCTTATCGGCGCAGGTATTACACAAAGTCCATTCTTCCAAGCAATCGGCGGCGTCATTGGTGATCGAAACGTAACACGTATTACCGATAGTATTGGTGGCGTAGTAGGTGCTATTCCCGGCGCTATTGGCGCGTATGCTAGTGCAAGCATCTTTGGCGGCGAAGTTAGTTTTAATCCTGACCCGCTTCAATCATTGCGCACCACAGGCAACCAAGTAGGACGTAGCGTTGTTAATAGAGCGCGCGGAAACTTTGCGGCAGCAGTAGCGCAAACAGGCGCAAACATTCTAAGCGGAGTCTTCGGCAGTGGCGGTTAATAGAAGCAGTACCTCACTCGTTCGTTACCTAGGTGCCACTGTAAAGGCAAACAGTAGCAGCGGTTCGCTTGCTAACGTAGCGCAAGACACGCAAGGCAGCGTAACAAGAAACGACCCTTCGGCACGCCGCCTGTCAACACCGGGACTAACGCAAGACTCAATTAAAATTGCAGACTACCAAGCAGCACTAGGCTATCTAGGTGCGCGCGGCGTTGATCCTCTTGTAGCAAAAACAATGGCAGCAGTATTTGTAGACGCTGCAAAATCGGAAGGTGTCGGCGTTATGTCTTTGCTAGAATCAACAAATACTAATGCATTGTCGCTAGTTAATGCGCAAGTATTCAATCGCATTAATCAACTACGCGATTTATCAAGCCAGTTAAATAGTTCGAGTCCCGTCGACAATACAGCGAGTGTTCCTGCAAGACGCATACAAGCATAATGGCTAAGAAAAAGAAATTTATGAGCGGCGAATATACGCCGATCAATCCTGACAAATATAAAGGCACGTATCCGATACGTTGGCGCTCTAGTTGGGAAGTTGCTCTTATGCGCGTATTTGATAAACACCCCGATGTTGTCGCATGGGCATCGGAGTCGATAAAAATTCCCTACCTAAATCCTATCACAAAGAAAGTTGCTAATTACATTCCAGACTTTCTTGTTGTTTATGAAGACAAGAACGGCAATCGCCGCAAAGAGCTCATCGAAGTAAAGCCCTCCGCACAAACACATATTACTGAAGCAAAGTCTCGCTATGAGAAAGTGTCGTTAGCAATTAACGCAGCAAAGTGGAAATCGGCAGCAGCATGGTGCCGCAACCACGGAATAAGCTTTCGCGTCATAAACGAGAACGAGATATTCAACAAACCTAAAAAGTAGTCTGGTTTCGTGATAAATACACTGTATATCACAAAAGGAAATCCGTATGGGTACGAAACTAGAAGAAGCTTTTGATTTGCGTCCGATTAAGGAAGCAGAAGAAAGCCAATCAGACGATTTTGACGACACAGATCCCGATGATGCGAAAGAAGCGCAAAAGAACGCAGTAACACCCAAGGAAGCAATTGAACACGCTACTGAGATTGTTACAGCACTTTCCGCAGCCGAAAAAGTAGATCACGCCCTAACAACAGTGGCAGGCTTGAATGAGCACGACACTGAAATGGACGAGATTGCTAAAGAAGCACTCGAATCATACATGGAACTGAAAGAGCTTGGCATGAACATGGCTGACAGCCATAGCGGACGTATTATGGAAGTAGCCGCAACTATGCTAAAAACAGCACTTGAGGCACGTGACGCAAAAGTAAATCGTAAGCTAAAAACAATTGATCTACAGTTAAAGAAGATGAAGATTGATAAAGCAGGCGGCGACGAGGCAGTAGGCCCCGACGACGGTATGCCGTTCGATCGAAACGCACTTTTGAAGTCGCTTAAAGAGATTAGAAAGGACGAGCCTAATTAATATGAGGCTTATATTCCTGGATTATGATAAATACTAAGAAATAGCATTGAGGAATTTTTGCAAAATGAAAGCATTTAAAG